AATGCCGATTGGACAGGTTCGGAACAAACCATTGCAGACCCAACCAACATGCCGCAACTTTTCTGAAAATTTCAAACATTGAGCATTATCTGGCTTGGGAAGCACCAAGCCGAGCCTCACCAAGCAATCAGCCTGACGAATGGGATTTGATTGAACAACAACTTCAAGGAGACAGTCAATGCAGTCCGTTGAGCTATTACGCAAACTGAGCGCAATTTACAAAACCAAGCCAAGCCAAGAACTCGCTCAAGCTTGGCAGATTGGTCTGGATGATCTAAGTGAAGAGCAAATCGAAGAAGGTTTCAACCGGATGGTGAAAGAGTTCAAGAGTGACTTCTTGCCAACCGTTGCCGTTTTTCGCAGTTACGCACAACGCAACACCAGCAACCGAACCCAAGCTTGTAAGACACCAGACGAGTGGCTTATCAAGGAAGCAGAACTCAAAGCGACAGGCAAACGCTTGGACCCATGCGGAGGCCAGAAGTTCTTTGAGGCGATTGGTCGCGCACCTTTCGGCTTCTGGCTGGATTCAGACTCAATCGTTCGTTGGACAACCAAAGACGAGACACCTGTGAAAGTGGACAAACCGAGCAAAACCGATTCACCAAGCCAATATTTTGCGAAGCTAGTGCAGACGGTTGCTGCTTGATCACGTTTCATGTTTCACCCGTTCCGAAACCTCGCCAAAGCCGCTCTGATAAGTGGCGAGTCAGGCCGGAGGTTTTGCGCTATCGGCTTTTCTGCGACACCTTACGGCTTCAGGCTCACAACCAGAAGTTTCACCTTCCAGACAGCTTTGCCGTTGAATTCATTTTGCCTATGCCCAAAAGCTGGAGCCTCAAAAAAAAGAAAGCAATGAACGGCAAACCTCATAGACAAACCGCTGACATTGACAATCTCTTGAAAGCACTGATTGACGCCTTACTCAGTGAAGACAAGCAAGTCTGGGACGTTCACGCCAGCAAACGCTGGGGAGAAACTGGACTGATTCGGATTTATTCACCAACCGAATTTGATTGGGCTGATTAGATGATTCTTTCTCACCAAACTTTGAATGGACTTAAAGAGTTGGGGCATTTGCCACGATTCGCCCAGGTTGGGCCTTGCTCTGTTGATTTGCACTTGGGGAATACCTTTGCCCAATTAGGCGTCAAGCAGAAGTTTCTGTTCTTGGATTCAGAATCCGTTTACCAGCACGTTCAGACTGAAGACTTTTTACTCGAACCTTATAAGTTTGTTTTAGCCACAACTCAGGAAAAAATCAGCGTTCCGAATCACTTAGCGGCGTTTGTGGCTGGCAGAAGTTCAGTCGGAAGGTTGGGTTTGCAGATTCAAAATGCCGGATTCATCGATTCTGGATTTCAAGGCCAGATTACGCTTGAGCTATACAACCAGAGCGAAAAGCCAATCCTGTTGAAAGCAGGCGTTCGGATTTGCCAATTGGTTTTTTTTCAACTCGACGAAACCACAGAGCAACCGTATTCCGGCAAGTACCAGAACCAAGAAGGCGCGACAGGCTCACGGCTTTACAAGGATTTTGAGGCGTGACGATTGGTGAACTTTGGCGAACCAAACTGAGGAGTCGCCACAGCGAGTGCTGCCAAACCACGCGAAGGAAGTTTGCTCAATCAAAAGCAATAATGGCGATTCACGGACGCTCGCCTGACGCTGCGCCTCAATGAATGAAAAGATTTTCGACGAAGTGGAACGGTTACGTTTTTACGATCCAGACCTGTACGTCTGGTTCGAGGAGCGAGCCGCAATCATGCAATTCGATGGTGGACTAAGCAGAGAGGAAGCAGAACGTGAAGCTTTACACCTTGCTCGACAACAGAAGGCCATTATCCGAAAGACTCGAAGAGAGGCTTGAAAAGCTGAAGAAAAAGGCAGCACTTCGAGTGTGTCCAGTATGCGATTACCAAAAGCCGAACACGAAGGTTTTTTTCAACGATTTAGCCAAATGCAAACTTTGTCAACAGGTGGAGAGAGATGCCGCTAAAAGGAGACACCGGACTAAAAATCCCAAGGCGCTACCTGCAACAAGTCGCAAAGAAATTTCCTGAAGCCACTGCAAAGGCTATGAGGGATACTCTTTTTGACGTCAGAACCGGACTTTATCAAGAGATGGAGGACAGTTTTGAACCTCCTGTCCATCCTTACTTGTTGCCTCGAAATCCTAAAAAGCCTGGAAAGCGTGGAGCCTTGTTTGTTGAGTATGACCTCAAACGCTTTGAAGGCCGAGTCTATGCCAAAGACAGAAGCGAAGGTTCAGCCCTAACCGCTGAAGATATTCTTCTTCCACACATCACCGGACAAGACCGAGAGTTTAAACGTTCAGAAAAATCTTTGTATCGTGCCGGAATACTACCAAAAGGTTGGTATGCGATTCCAGGCGACGCAATAAGGCGAGACAAGTATGGGAACATCTCGCGTGGACAAATGACTCAAATGCTTTCTTATCTTCAAGCCAATCCTGACGCTGCTCAGAACACAACAAAGAACAGCATGGCGAAAAAGAAACAACGCTATAGCTACTTTGTCAGCAGAGACAAGAACGGCAGACCGTTTGGAATTAGAAAGCGAACAGGTAAGCTCAAACTTCAGTGGTTTCTGATATTTGCCGAGAGTTCAAAATATTATCCGGTTTATGAATTCCAAAAGGCTGGCGAACTTACCATTCGCAGACAGTGGCCCAAAAACTTTGCCTTCTGGCGAAAACAAATCTTTGACCAGAGGCGCAGAAAGGTAGCGGCTTAATGGATATTGTCTGCATTCTATTCAACGGCAAAGAACGCCACCTACCAAGCTACAGCGCAAACGCTGGCTACTCTGCTGAATGGGTGGACAAGCTGGCGCGAGCGATTAAGCGCAACACAACGAAAAGCCACAAGCTGATATGCCTGACTGACCGAGAATACACCTTCAACGAAACCGTCACGCAAGTTCCGCTCGACTGTCAGGATCTGGGCTGGGCTTGTGTGATGGAAGCTTTTCGACCAGGACTAGGCAAAGGCCGCAGGTTTATCATTGGGCTTGATACGCTGATTACCAACAACATTGACGAGCTGCTGAATTGGCGAGGTGAATGTGGGCTACTGACAGACCCATTCGAGCCTCACACCATCTGCAACGGTATCGGCTTATTCTCAGCCGCTGAAGTCAAACGAATCTGGAATCTTTGGCAACACCGAGCAGAAAGCGGAGTTAATTACACTTACAAGAACTTACCAAGCGAGATGGCTTTTCTTCGTGTGGTTTGCTCGAACGCTACACGGCTCGACCAAGTCTTTGAGCATCAGATTCAATCTTACAAAGTCCACTGGACACACCAGCCAGAGGAACGAAGCAAGGCGCGAATCGTTTACTTTCACGGTAATCCCAAGCCACCAAACATTGAACCCGAACTGATGATGAATTGGCTATGAACATTCACTCAACTGTTCACGTTGAAGGTGACGTTACCTTTGGCAAAGACGTAAAGATCGGGCCAAACGTTTGCCTCTATGGTCCGTTAGACATAGGCGCAAACTGCGAAATCTACCCAGGCGCAGTCATTGGGGCAGATCCGCAGCACCGAAGCAGACGCAAGTTGATGGGCGTGAAGATTGGCAAAGGTTCAGTCATTCGTGAATATGTGACGGTTCACGCTGGGATTGCGAGGCAAACTGTAGTGGGTGACTTTGCTTATCTGATGGCTGGCTCGCATGTAGCGCACGATTGCTTTCTTGAAGAGAACGTCACGCTTGCGAACTCTGCTTTGCTGGCTGGACATTGCCACGTCATGCGGAACGCCAACCTTGGCTTAAACGTCAGCGTTCACCAATACAGCGTCATTGGCTCATACACAATGCTTGGCATGGGTACGGTAGTCCATAGCCGCTCAAGGATTGAGCCTGGGGTTGTCTACATTGGCAATCCAAGCAAACCGCTCAGAATGAATCACTTATCCATGAACCGCAGCCGCGTTGAACTTCAGGAACTCGAGGACGAGCGAAAACGGTTCGAGACGTTGCGAAAGCAGATGCGGTAATGGCGGACATTTATGACGAGGAGTATGTCAACCGGAAGCTTGCAGAAGTAATTCACTGCAAGACTTGTGGACAGTTTATGACACCTGAACTTCAGCAGTGGACTTGGAAGCATTTACAAAATGGAGACAGGAAGTGGTGTTTGAAGGTTGCTTGCTGCAAGCCATGCCTAAGTCAAAAGTCTGCTGAGAAACAATTTAAAAAGCGCAATGCTTCACAAGAGGCCAGAGAGCAATTCAACGCTCGAAGCAGAGAGTACAAGAACAAATACTTTGCTAATCCAGCCAACAGACTAAAAAGAACCGTCAGAGAAAAAAAGTCCTGTTATTTCAAAACGTTTTGCCGTTACGTTTACAAAACTTTTAAGCCGTTGGGATTATCTGACTCAAAAGAAGATTTACTCTCAACATTAAAGAAAGAAATCCAAAGAAGAATCAGAGATGAATCAACGCCAGAGATTGAGATTGCGGCATTCTATGCAGCTCAAGGAAAACCTTGGGCAAATCCTAGATTGTCTTGCGCAGAAGCATTTAGGATACGATACAAAATCGACAAAGAATTTAGGGAAAGACAAAAAGCAAAAAACAGAACAGTTAGGCTTTTGGAGACAAAAGAACAAAAATACATGCGGAAGCACACAGGACACAGACGCAGAATCAAGCGGCAAAAAGAGCAAAAAGATAACACATTGAATGCTGAAAGAATTAAGGATCTTTTGAATAGCAGACAGAATTGTCTGTATTGCGGCAGGACACTGCAAGACTCACAAAAAGCCATTGACCACATGACGCCACTGGCAAAAGGTGGCGAGCATTCAATCACAAACTTGGCTATCAGTTGCAAACCCTGCAACAACCGCAAAGCCGCAAAAGATTTTTTGTATTGGCTTCAGGAGATAAAACCCGAACACGCAGAGAGAGCATTGAACTATTATGAAAGCCAGAAATCGCAAAGAGTTCAGGCTGTCCTTGCTTACAATATTTCATGAGTCTTATCAGCCAATTCTG